CTCACCGTCACGAAGAGAAAATAATGCGTCACTCATACGTTTCAAAAACATAGGCGTATATTAAATGGCTACAGATCAAGTATACACGATGAATCTTTCCGATGATGGGGATGGAATGGTGCCTCTTACTGATAAACCATCTACCGCGTTCGTGAATAATGAACAGGAAAAAAATATCCGCGAACGTAAAGTAACGATGGACTCTACTCCCATTAACGATATTATGTTGGACCCACCAATGATGGATCAGGAACCTAGGATGCAGGGAATGATGCCCCAGATGACCGCAGCACAGCCCCAGGGTTCCTATGCCGCTCCCCAGACGGTTCAGACACAAGCTCCCGCCAACAAGTACCCTCTTAACCTCACAGATGATCAGATCATCGCCCTTATCGCGGGTGCATGCACCGCTATCGCGGTGAGTCGGCCCATCCAGGATCGTCTCGCGACTTCTATCCCCAAGTTCCTTAACGAACAGGGGGGTAGAAGTGTGGTCGGTCTCGCGTCTACCGGTGTAGTCGCCGCCATCGTATTCTATTTTGTGAAGGATTATATCGTTAGATCTTAATAAGTATTCTGCGATTCCCAACCCATATTACTGTAAATCGAATTATCAATTCCGGTGTAATACGTTATGAGAGCACCTGAAGCCAGGGCCAGCATTAATACGATACTGTGCTTAAGTATCTTATTTTTGTTTTCCTCACAATTATTGTCAAAATACTCTCTCGATTCAGTCCAAACCTTATGAAGCCCGTACATGAGTATCAGTGCGATAATCGTCGTCGTGAAGAAGAAACTTCTGTCCACTGCAAGTCGTGGGATGTTACCGACGATCAACCTGAACACGTTTGGTATGAACACGATAGTCCAGAAGAGTTTGAAGTTGTAATTGTCGACGAATTTGGGAATCAAAACCATACCATATATGGCAAGCCAATACGCGAGCACTGTCAATAAAACTGCGACGGGTGTTTTCATTTAGTCTATATAAATATTATTTATCCTGAACATGTTCACCACAAAATGGGGTCCTTTTGGGAATCTTTTCATAAATACCCAACTCTACACAAATATCACGCAGTTCGGTATAGTTGTCCCAGAATTCAGGGGTGTGGGAATATTCGTCAACGGTGGAATGCGCGAGTTCGTGTATGAGCACATGGAAAATCTCATTAGGTGTTCCATCTAGACACACAGTAATTTCACTCCCCTTGTTCAGGTTATACCCTACAGTTCCGTTCATCTTTTTGATACCCGTGATTGGAATATGTCTCCTGATAGTGTTAAACTTTTGATTATCAGTTTCGTGTAGATGTTCCCTGAGAACCCGATATCTCTCCTTCACGTCAACAAATTCCTGTGGTTCCTGTGTGTCGTAAAGAATGAACAAACATATGACCAATAATATAATGGCCAATCTCATCTCTTATATACAAAGATAAATTTACTATACATCTCTGAGATTGCATTTCCAGACAGACCTTCCCAGAGTTGTAAACTAAACCCCAACTCTTCTAAATGTGTGACCAATAAATCTTTGTACGCGATAGGTTCTCCTTTTGGGCCATCGGCATAATACGGTGTATCTACGAGGTTCACGAACAATTTTTCACCAAATCCACCATTTCCATGATGTTTCATGACAAAAAAGTTTCCCATGTCATCTTTGAATGGTGTTTTGAATGTAATCCTTTCGGAATCCGGGATAATACCCACCAAAACCCCGGATGGTTTCATTCGTTTTTTAATTTCTTTGATAGAGCTAAAAAACACGTCTTTAGATGCAAAAATATAGTGGAGTGAAAAGTTAAAACATACGACATCAAACTTTCTATTTGGACAATTGTGAATGTCACCTTCATAAAAGTTTACACGCAAGTGCATATTTTTGGCGCGCATTCGAGCTTCCGCGATCGCACTCGGTTCTGGATCACACATGTTTATGTTCACACCACACTTATACCATTTTTGAAGATCTCCACCGAAACCACATCCGACATCCAGGATATTCTGCCCCTCTTTGGTGACAGTTTGGATGAGCGCCCGCTTGGCATCATTGTGATTTTTTCGAATCTCTTCCATGTTCTCATATGTATTCATTCTTTTATGGTACTTAGGTTATTCAAGGACTTAAAGTTTTGAATCCTTACAAAGATATAATGTCTCTCGAAACCGACTACACGACTGTACCCGGACAGGTGTTCGCGTGCCTTTCCATCGTCGGACCAGACACCCCCCAGAAAACTGATAAATATGGAATTAAGATCCGTGGCACATTTGCGACCCGTGACGAGGCTGCGAACCACGCGAAGCGCCTTCAGAAGGAGGATCCCACATTCGACATCTACGTCGTCGATATGTACAAATGGCTTTTGATCCCCCCTGATCCCACAAAGATTGAGGATGTTCATTACACGAACGAGAAACTCGAAGAGATTATGACTGGTTACAAGGATAGTCAGGCTCAGGCTGCCAGACTCTTCCAGGAACGTAAGCAGGGTATGATGAATGCCAAATCGATGACACCCGGTGATGACAACTCTCAGTATTATACCAAGCCAGATGAGGCACCCATTTCTCACCCAGCCGAGGTGATCGAACGTCTCAAGAAGGAAAAGCCCGATACTCCCATGGAGGATCTCGTAAAGGAAGCCGACGCGATCGTCGCCGCGGAAGTCGAAGAGCGTCGTAAACAGCGGGAGGCTGACAATAAGCTCGAGGAAGTCAAGGAGGAAGAGGAGTCGGCGTAAAAATAATAATGTTATAAAATAAACGAAATGTTTAAGATACTTCTCACGACCCTTTTCGTGAGTGCGTTCTTTATTTTGTTTTTTGAACCGAAGTGGAATTTAAAAAACAAAATAGTACGAAATACTAATGAAGAAGCCACAACTACCGGTGGTTTTATTGAAGATACGTATAGAGGTCCTTTCGTAGACCATTTTATCCCCCCTACTTACGGGGATATAGGCACGTTTACCTCATATTCAAGTATACCTGAGAATAACTGGCTGCATGGTTTTCCCCATGAAAAAGCCAAGTAAAAATACGGCGAATGCGATGATCCATGTGGATTTATCTATAGAAGTGAAGAAATCCTTCTTTTCTTCTGGAGGTGGTCGAGTGTAGTGCATCTCAGACGGGTGAAAATAATATTGTTCCGGTTCATGAACCATTTCTTGTTTATTATCTTCATCCCTCTCCTGATTTAAAGGGTCTATGGAAGAGTTATAATCAATCGGATTTCCTATGTCAGTCTCCATTTCTAATATAAAACCTGATTTTTTTAAGTATATTATTCCTCACTTTCACTCTCACTCTCGTCGACAACGAAACCTTTAAGATTCCCATTTTCGTCCATTTCCTCATCGTCATCCTCACCCTCTTCGTCGTCATCAGAATATTGCTCATCTTCTGTATCCAAGTCGGAGTCAAAATCGGAATCATATTCATCTGAGTGATAATCATCTTCGAGAACCTCCTCAGTCGCCTTGAAGAGTTCGGGTTTCTTTATAATTCTACCAGAGCGGGTTGTAAACGTAGTCATTACTACTGTTTAAGGAGATTTACAATCGGAGAAGATAACGCATACGTACGTGCAGACGTCTTTGTTTTACAAACTGGACACGTCTGCTTTATCTCTTTGTTCTTTTTGATCACATACGACATCGTAAAATTCTCGTGCCCCCCTTGTATCGTTTCACAATACGTAGAAGTGGTGAGTAGCACGAGATCGGTTTTATTTCTCTTCATGTGTACGATTCGTAAATCTTCTGGGGATTTCATATTTTTTCGAATGAACGTTTCTAATTTTGGTTTCACGTCGTTATGAGTAACAACGGGCTTCTCTACAAACTTTTTGATTTCTGGACATTTCTTGAGACTCTCTCTTTCCGGATACAAGAGTGAAACGATATTAGAACCTAATTCATGTTTTCGACCGTAAAAGTCCTTACAAAATCCATCCCGTCTCCCCCTGATGGTTTCACAGAGACAGAAACACTTCTGTGCAATCACCTTACCACTAATTAAAAACCACACGTGATTAGAACCGTGTTCTCTTTTGAGGTTTTCACAATATTTCGAATTCGTAGAGATGAGATAGGTTTCGTTTCTCTTGAAACATTTCGTGACGATCGCATTACTCTGACCCTCCATATTGTTTTGAATGAATGACTGAATTCGAGTCTTAACCTCTTCATCGTGAATTTCATCTTTGGTCTGTGCGTGACTGAAAGAACCCTCTTTAATTACCGTGGATGGGGGTTCTACGACGACGTTCTGAGGTAAATCAGTCCTCACGGTAGACATCTTGAGGATTTCGAGATCTGGGTCCTGCTTGATTTTAAGTATAGTACTGAGGGGCCCACTTTTATACACGAATAAGGGTAGGTACGCGAGTTGCACACTTTTACCAGTCTCTCCACATACTTTACACCCCCGCCCTCCACAAACTTCGTGTTTCGCCATTTTATGTGACCACGGAATACGAAACCCACTTCCTTTCGCCTTACGGGCGACATTTCCATAGACTGCCGCGTCCACAATTTCATTCCAGTCTATGGACCCCTTCGCTGATGAAAGTGCGATGAGAATGTGCTCACGAAGTGCGATCGCAGAAGACTGATCAACGATGAGACCCGGCCAATTCATGTGTACACCAGTCTTCATAAGAGAACCACACGTTTTAGGGGGTGACACGGAAATCAGACAGTCTTTCCCACCGTGGCGCTTCACTTTATCACATATGATTTTACATATGTCCCGAATCTCTTCTATCGTAAGAGGTGATTCATCTTTGTAATCGATGTCCACGAAAAAGTTATATGTGTCACTTTTCTGTTCCACGACGAATAGCTTTTCACCTGATTTTATGGCCTCTATATACTTTTCGTGAAACTCATTCAATTTATCAAATGGCACAGATAGGACACCACCGTCCATGAGCACATGTGATAGATTGGTTGCATTGTTAAATTTTTGAGCTGCACACCAACTCTTAAACATATTTGATTTACGTGATTATTCTCTAAACCATCTCATGAAAGATACATCTCTAAACTCTTTAGATCCAGAGAGCTCTTTTTTAATGACCAGGAGTTCATATACAGTTTTTTCGTTATTCTCATTCACCCAGTCTTCGATTTCATCTTCACACAAACCCCTATTCTTCTGAAGTAGTTCCTTGATCTGCATCAATACGTACGCCTTGGACTTCATTATTTAATAGAGAAGGTTTTTCTATTGAGAGAAGTTATACACGAGTAGAATTCTGGATTTTTCAAAACATTATCGACGATCAACTTCCACCGTTTACGTGTGTTAAACTCCTCGAGGGTATCATAACTCATGTAATCATTTTCGTCGTGCGTCTTTTTGATTGGTTGGTTCATTATCTTTTTTAAATTTGTCTTCTGCTTCTCTTCGTAAAACTTTTTTATTTGCTGATGCTGTTCTGATCGGTTATAGTTCACGTAAAATATAAAGACGTTATACTCGAGATCGACTGTCGGACTTTCTTTGACGGTAAACTTGAATTCACTATACTCACCATTTTTGAGAGAAACGACACCCCGAGTCTCTTCCTCCAGTTCCCTGAGAGCACATCGAATCGGATTGAAAATCTCGCGACGTCTACACCCTCCTGTGACAAATATCCAATCCTTGAATCGTGCATCTCTCACCGTGAGAAATCTTGCTTTATCACCGACGAAACTAACCGGTATCGCGATAGCTTTGTATTTTTTCATTGCGCATTCGCAAGTTATAATACGTGGATAGGATTATTCCTCGTTTTTAGGCTCGGTAACGACATCTGGGTCGGGAGCCGCCTCGACAGCTCTAGGCGTGGGTGTGGGTTTGTTCATGTGCTGAACAACCTCCTCCGAAAAGTTTTTGAAATTGGCCATTTCCTGCTTCGTGCGGTTCATTTCACGGAAGAGGAAAATTACACCCACCATGCAAATCACAGTGGCGATAAGAGTCAGCGTTTCTCGATTGACGGGAATCATTTATACTTTTATATACAATTTTCTTTTTAAGTAATTACACCCATGTGTGTTCGGCCTGGGGGAGGGCATTCATATCCCCCTTGAGCAAATTGGACGGCTTCGTAATGCGTGGGTTGACACGATTTATCTGTAGAAGGTGCGGTTTGGCCTACAAATTTCTCGAGCGTCCTGGATTTAGGATCATACGTCAATACAAAAGCGATGGCGAGAAGGAAAACTACCTTCCAGAGCATTTACTAATTAGTTAGAATATAAAAGACCACCCATACCATTCTCGATACGGAGCACGTTGTAGTTCACGGCGTAGATGTCATCGACAGAGGTGGCAGTCTCATTAACGATGCGCGCGGAATCGAGGCGCGAGAAGTTGAGGGAACCCGTGGGCTGGAGCTTTCCAGACTCGAGACAGAAGGGGTAGAAGAATAGCTTAGTACCGGGTGTGGAGTTGCCGTGGGAGGTGTGGTAGTAGAGGGGTACGGCGGTGAAGTTGGGATCAGCGAACTTGTAATCGGCTACGTCGGTGCCGTTGATCTGGAGCTTGAGCTTGTTGGTGGCGGTACACATGTTCACGGCGGAGACGTTCGCGGCCGCGAGGTACTTGATGGGGTGATTGAAGTTCATCTCTTGGATCTTGGAACCCGAGGAGATCGCCTTCTGAACCTGGGTCATGATCATGTTCTGTGGCTGGGACGCGAAGACTTCACGTTCCTGTGTGTCCAGGTACGCGTAGTTGGCGTACACCTCCCACTTGCTCGCAGCAGCCTCGGCACCCCAAGTGATGCGAAGCTCGACATCGTGGTACTGGAGGGAGATGAGAGGGAGGGCGGACTGCCAGTTCTCACAGAAGGCGAAGCGGAGAGGGTAGAATTTAACGGAGCTGGTACCGTCGTAGAGACCACCAGAGACCGCCTTGGCCGAAGAGTAGGCGGATAGGGTAGGAGCGATCAGGGTCGAGTAGGTCGAGTCCTGTTCATCAATCACCTGACCACCGATGAGAAGCTCCACCTTGGAGATGACAGTCTTCCAGTCGGTGTACGTGTTAGCGATGGGAACGTTAGACCCGTTGGTACCGATGGGCATGAGGTAGACATAGTTGAGCATGTCACCCTTGCGCTCGAAGCGGATGGTGGACATACCGTTGTTCGAGACGTTGCCCTGAATGACCTGACGCTCGACAGTTTGTTTGGGAGAAGTT